GAACGATATGGGCGCCCACACATAAGAACTTTGCACAAGAAGTAATTGAAGAATGTGCAGCGTTTCCTTATGGGGATAACGATGACCTTGTTGACAGTATGACTCAAGCCGTTATGAGATTCAGGCAAGGGGGTCTTATACCTCATCCTGAAGACTATAGGGATGAGAAGATAATAAAAACTAAGAGAGTGTACTATTAATGTCTAAAAAAATAGAATTTTTAATTTCTTTAGGAAACTTAATAAGAACCGGAGCTGTTAAGAATATAAAACAAGCAATGGATTTTGCAAAACAACAGTTTGGCAAAGTAGATCAAAGTTTTGTCGATGATATAGTAAACGTTTTTAAAAAAGAAGGTAAGACTAAAAAAGGTGAAGTGGTGCCTATTAAGAAAAAAGAAGGCATTAAAACTCTTCCAGATTCTGAAAAATATGACCAATCTTTATTTGAACAAAAAGGTATGGGGATTCTTAAAAAAAGTTTAGAGAAACAAAAAAAAGAACTTGAAAAAGCAACTGAGTTAGAAAAATTAAGTAGTGAATTATTAGAGGAAGCTAAAAATCGTAAAATTGTTAAGAAAAGAACTGATGACATAGCAACAGGCGACCCGACTGGAGAGACGAGCGACCCGATAACAAAATTTAAAGAAACTCAAAAAACATTAAAAAAATTACTAGATGAATTAAATGAAATGGGAAAGCCTATAAAAAATCCACGTAGGCCAGGTGGACCATTAGACCCTAAAATTGGAATTGTAAGAGCAGCTGTTAGAGAAATACTAAGCAATAATCTTAAAGCAGGTAAGATAAACATACCGGATGCAGCGGAAAAAGAAGCTATTGAAAGATACATGGCGAACAAAGATCCAATAGATATTTTTAGAAAAACTTATGGTGAGGATGCTTTAGAAGCAATAGATGGTGTTGCAGATAATTTATTAGAAATTGATCAATCAGGTGGAAGTCTTAATGATTTAAATAAATTTCTTCAAGATAATAAACTTTTTGATTTTGTTCCTAAAAAAACTTATGGCTATGATGAAAGCATTGTTTCTGCAGATAAAATTTTAAAACAAGCAGAACAAGATGCTAAGAATAAAAAGATATTAGAAGATTTTGATCCAAAAGATAGAACTGAAAACGCTGATGGTGGAATAATTGGTAATTTGCGTTTAAATAGAACTGGTTATGGCCTAGGTAGTTTGCCAAAACTATATAAAGCAGGTCAAGGTAAATTTACTAAGGCTCAAATTTTAATTCAAAGATTAGAAAATACTATTAAAGAATATAAAGGTAAAACAGATGAACTTGCTACATATGTTTTAGAGACTTTTCCTAATTTTATAAAAGAACTAAAAGCTAACCCTAAACTTGCTAACAATGAAAATGTTTGGAAACAATTAGGACAAGATTTACCCTCAGATCAAGAATTAGTTGTTTATGGAGATGATACTGTAGATTTCTTTAGACAGACAGAAGGCCCTGGTAATATTGAGCGTGTTACAAAGTTTTTAGAAAAAAATCCTTTTTTAAATAGAGAAGAAGCTATTAAAATTATGAAAATGGAACCTACCGACCAAGTTATGGAAGTTGAAAGATTAAAAACTATTAGGACAAAAAAATACGCATTAGGTGGCAAAGTTCAAATGGCCGACGGCGGCTTAATTAACATACTAAAACTATAATGAAGATACACGAATATAATGAAATGATGGCGTATCTTACGCGTCCGGCTGTTAATAGAACTGGATATGGAGAAGGAGATCTAGTTAAAAAATCTCAATTAAAAGAAGTTTTAAGTCGTTATGGAATTACTCCAAGTGATACTAACTTTTCAAGAGTTGCAAAAAGATTGGGTGTTGAAATATCTAGAGGAGGAACTCAACCAGTTTATATTGAACCTTCTGTTGAAAAACTTCAAGAAATGAAAACGCAGTTTGATGCTGATCAATTAAAAGTTTCTCGTTTAGGAAAAGGTAAAGAAGCTTTCGAGCAAAGAAAAATAAAAGTAGCTGAAATAATTAGAGAAGCAGATGGAGATATAACTTTAAAACAAATTCAAAATTTTTTTAAAGACGGTAAGGTTCCCCAGTATGCTGTAGTTCACGAAGTTTCAAAAAACATAGGTATTGATATAATTGACTCAAGAAGAAAAGGTCCATTAAATGTTAAAACAAAAGAAATTATAAAAGATTTAAATATTTTAAAAAATAATGACAAACTAAATGCAATAATAAACAAACCAGGTTTTGATGTTGTTGAAGATCTTTTAGAACTAGAAAAAATTACAGCAGAAGCAATACCAAATTCAAAAGCAAGCCCTGCAAGAAGAGTTGCTCAACTATTAATGGCTTATTCAGGTGATGATCCCGAGCTTAAAAGTTATGTTGAAAAGGGAGGATTTAAAATTAGTGATGATTTAGCTATGGCTGCAGATACTATAACACCGGGTATGAGATCCAGTGGTGAGTATTCTTTAATAAGACATTTAGACAGAATGGCTGCTGAACAAAAAGGAGCTATTGCTATAGGTAAAGAAGAAACTGGATTTTTTGCAAGCCAAAGAAAAAGATTACAAGAAGCGATTAGAGGAATAGCGCCAGGAATAAGAGGATTATTTCAAATTGATGAAATTAAACCTATTTCTGGAATGAGGTCTAATACTCCTATTTATAATATTTTTACTCAAGGAATTTTAAAAGAACTTAATAAAAAAAAGTTAAATGTATTAGATAAGGAAACTACAAAAGCTGAACTTGCTTTGCAAAAAGCAACTACAAAAGCAGAAAAGATAAAAATTATAGAAGAGTATAACGAAAAAGTAGGTAAGTTTGTTAAAGATGTTAATAAAAATTTAAAACCAGGTGAGTTACCGGTAAGAGCTTTTGAATTAAGTTTAGATGAACCATCTAAAACAATTAAAAATACAGAAGCATACACTCAGTATAAGGATTATTTTGATGATATACATACAAGACATGGTTACTCTTTTAAAGTTCCAAAAGATGTAATGACTAGTGAACAAGCTCAAACATTTTTAGCATCAGGTAAGGGAAAAAGTATAATTTTAAAAAGAATAAAATCCCTTCTTCAATCTGCAGATACAAATCAAATAACAAAGATAAGAGAAGTATTAGGTTGTCCAAGATTATTTTCTTCGGGCGGCCGTATAGGTTTTGTAAAAGGAGGAAATCTTTTAGACTGTCCTATGAAAAAACTTGCTGAAAACCCAGAAGCAGTGCTTAACAAAATAGGTCAAGAAATGCCCCAAACTCGATCCCCGATTACAAACATGTTTAAACAACTAGGTATGGGATCTATGAAATGGGCAGGCAATACTTTTAACGTTGCATTAGGACCAACAGGAGTTGTTGGGTTAAATTATTTTTTAGGTGTTGATCCAACTAAAACTGCTGACAGAATAGGTTTAGAAGCAGAACTTGCATTTGCTAAACCTTTAGTAGAAGGTGCAAAAAGTGTAACAGATAAAATAAAAACTCCATTCCTTAGAAAAGCAGCTGAAACAGCGGCAGGAATACGAATACCTAGCTTACCTGGTAGAGCAGCAATAATGACACCTGCAAACGCATTACGTTTAGCAAGAATTGCATCACCAATTGGTTGGGCAGCATTAGGAGCTGAAGGTGCATATCACGGTGGTAAGTACATGTTAGAAAGAAAAAAATTGTTAGAGTCTTTAACTGATGAACAAAGAGATGAGTTATTGAGAAAAGAAAAACAAGAAGCTGTAATGCAGCAAACAAGAGGAGACCCTGAAGCATTTGATTATCTTGCTGCAGCCGAAGGCGGCCGTGTAGGTTTTGGTGGTGGTGGTAAAATAGGGAAAGCTATAGAATTAGGAACGTTTGTGTTTAAAAGTATTAGAGATTTATACAAAGGTAAAAAAGGACTTCAAACGGGTAGAATTGAAAAAGAGTTAATGAGGAAATATAGAGATGAAGGAATGGAATTAATTGATGCAGTTACAACAGCCAATCGTGAAGCTTATGAAATTGTAGACGCTAGAAAATTAGAAATTGTTCAAGATGCAATGAAAAAAGTAGATATGGCTAGTGATGATTATATAAAGTTAATGGATGAAGAATTAAGACTTACCGATTATGAAATGTATGAAGATATTAAAAGATGGGATAACACTCGTCCTGATCTTGCAGATAAAACAAGAGCATTACATTTCCCAGAGTGGGCTGCATCAAGATTTGGAGAAAATTATGACGAAGTTCTTTTAAGCAATCAAGCTCGAGCACTTAAAGCACAATCTGATGAAATTGATAGAATGTATCCAGCTGATGATCCAGATGTTGGTCCTTCTTTTGTTGGTGAGCAACAAATGGTAGATGAAATAGATGAAATGAACAAAGCAAATTTAGCTGAACTTTTAGAAGGCAAAAAGAAACACGCTGTTGGTGGCCGTGTAGGTTTTAACGGAGGATCAAAACCAAAGAGTCCAGGTAGAAGAACTTTCTTAAAAGGAATAACTGCTCTTGCAGCGTTGCCTGTCGTTGGAAAATTTTTTAAACTTGGAAAAGTTTTAGAAGCTGGAAAATATACAGGTCCAACAATAGAAAAAATTAAAGGCATGCCAGAATGGTTTCCCAGTCTTGTTAAAAAGCTCTGGAACGAAGGTGAGGATGTAACAAAAACGTATGGTTATGAAGAAAGGCTTATTGTTAAGAAAGGTACACTTGAAGGCGGTGATGAAGTAAATCTGTATTATCATATGGATTCTGGAGATGTAAGTATAGACGTCGCTGGTCCAAAGGTGGGAAAACAAGCAGAATCAGTTCGACCCTTTCCTTATAATGAAACTACTAGTGGATCTTATAACCAACCATACGCTTTAAAATATAAAGTAGGTCAAATGGATGAAACAACAAAAGGTCAAAAACCACCGGATGAATTTTCTGTTGATGAAACTGAGCTACATCGTTCTGGACCAGAACCTGATGATGTTGAGTTTTATGGAAATGAAACAAATGTAGATGATGCAATATCTGATTTAACAGAACTTGAAGCATTTGCTAAAAATAAAACAACTAAACAAATTTATAAGAAAAAAGGGACTAAACCAAAAGATTTAAATCCTTCTGAACCGGACGTAGATTGGGATGATATATACAACCCGTATGACTAGAAAATTAACAACTACAGTGCCCCCTAAAAGAGGGCCTAATCCACAAGGGTTGAATATTCCTACAAAACAAGGTAAAAAGATAACATCGGAGAAAACAAATGGCAGAAATAGACAAGTCTTTACCAAACGTAAAGCAAACGTTAAATATTCCTAATCCTGAAGAGGTAGCTATAGCTGAACAAGAAGTTCAACAGGATACAGAAAATCCAATTGACGTTCAACAAAATGAAGATGGTAGTGTAGATATAAATTTTGATCCAATGGCGATGAACCCAGGTCAAGATCAAGGTCACTATGCTAACTTAGCAGAATTATTGCCAGACGATGTTTTAGATAGATTAGGAAGTCAACTTCATCAAAATTATACAGATTATAAAACTTCAAGAAAAGATTGGGAAAGATCGTACACACAAGGTTTAGATTTATTAGGATTTAATTATGATGATAGATCAGAACCGTTTAAAGGAGCATCAGGTGCAACGCACCCGGTTCTCGCTGAAGCTGTAACACAGTTTCAAGCTTTAGCTTACAAAGAATTATTACCTGCAGAAGGACCAGTTAGAACTCAAATACTTGGTTTACCTACACCTGACAAAGAAGCTCAATCACAAAGAGTTAAAAATTTTATGAACTATCAACTCATGGATCAAATGAAAGAATACGAGCCAGAGTTTGATCAAATGTTATTTAATTTACCATTAGCAGGTTCTACATTTAAAAAAGTTTACTATGATGAACTTATGCAAAGAGCAGTTTCTAAATTTGTTCCTGCAGATGATTTAGTTGTACCATATACTGCAACTTCACTAGACGATTGTGAATCTATTATTCATATGGTTAGAATGACAGAGAATGAATTAAGAAAACAACAAGTAGGTGGTTTTTATAGAGATATAGAAGTTAATCCAACTTATTTAAATGAAACAGAAGCAGAGAAAAAAGAAAGATCTTTAGAAGGTGTTTCTAAAGGCAGAGACGATAGAATGTTTACTATCTTAGAATGCCATGTTGATTTAGATTTAGAAGGTTTTGAAGATGTTGGACAAGAGGGAGAACCTACAGGAATTAAAATACCTTATATTGTAACTGTTGAAGAAGGCACAAGAAAAATTTTATCTATTAGAAGAAATTATGAAATTGGTGATCCAATAAAAAAGAAAATTAATTATTTTGTTCACTTTAAATTTTTACCAGGACTTGGTTTTTACGGTTTTGGTTTAATACATATGATTGGTGGACTATCAAGAACAGCGACAGCTGCATTAAGACAACTGTTAGACGCTGGAACTTTATCAAATTTACCTGCCGGATTTAAAATGCGTGGAATTAAAATGAGAGATGAAGCGCAATCGATCCAACCTGGAGAGTTTAGAGATGTAGATGCTCCTGGTGGAAACTTAAAAGATGCTTTTATGATGCTTCCATTTAAGGAACCATCACAGACCTTATTACAACTTATGGGTGTCGTGGTATCTGCAGGACAAAGATTCGCATCCATTGCGGACCTGCAAGTAGGAGACGGGAACCAACAAGCAGCAGTGGGCACGACAGTGGCTATGTTGGAAAGAGGATCGAGAGTTATGTCTGCGATCCATAAAAGACTATATGCTGCAATGAAAAAAGAATTTACGTTACTTGCAAGAGTTTTCAAATTATATCTACCTCCGATCTATCCGTATGATGTTGTTGGTGGTCAAAGAGAAATTAAACAAATGGACTTCGACGACAGAGTAGATATATTGCCAGTTGCAGATCCAAATATCTTCTCACAGACTCAGAGAATCTCTCTCGCACAAACGGAACTGCAATTGGCAGCTTCAAATCCGCAAATTCATAACCAATATGAAATTTATAGAAACATGTACGAGGCATTAGGGGTAAAAGATATAGATTTAATTTTAAAAAAACCAGAAAGACCTATGCCAAAAGATCCGGCATTAGAACATATTGATGCTTTAGCAGGAAAACCTTTTCAAGCTTTCCCTGGTCAAGACCATAGAGCACATATTACAGCCCATTTAAACTTTTTAGCAACAAATATGGTAAGAACAGCACCAATGGTGACTGCTGCAGTAGAGAAAAACTGCTTAGAACACATAAGTTTGATGGCACAAGAGCAAATTGAACTAGAATTTAAGGATGAAATGCAACAATTGGC